ATGACGCCAATTGCAGACATGCATCGAATTGACATTGTCGCTGCACTTCACAAAAAAGGCTTAACCGTTCAAGAGTTGTCTGTAGAAGCTGGCTGGAGTAAAGGGACATTGGCTAATGCACTTCGTCGTCCTTGGCCTAAAGGCGAAAAAGTGATCGCAAAAGCGCTTGGAATGGAGCCTCAAGATATCTGGCCTAGCCGTTATCAGGAGGTTGCGTAATGTACCTTACAGCTAAAGAGCTTGTTGGTATTGCTGGAATGCCCACTGATATTCGCAATATCCGAATTCTTTTAAATAAGCGGGCTAATGATGATCAAAAACGTGAGCGCGCTTATCGAGAGGAAGGCGCTCGTGGCAAAAAACCTACTGAGTACCACATCGACTGTTTGCCAGAAGAAACACGCATGGCTTTGATGCAGCAAATCGCAAAAGAAGATGCAGAGCAATCTCAATCCGTTGAAACTCGTGAAATGTCTAGCGCAGAGCTTTGGTATGAGTTTGACCTTGCGACTGACAAGCAAAAAGAGAGAGCGACGGCAGCGCATGAACTGTGTGTTCGCGTTCGTACATACATGGATGATGGAATGAACCAACGAGCGGCGATGCGTAAAGTTGCTGACGAAGCTGATTGCTCCTTTGGTCGCATTCATCGCTACTTCTATATCTCTCCTGGTTTGCGCACGAATCGTATCCCTAAGAGCGATTGGCTTCCTGCTTTGCTTGATGGTCGTGGCGGTGTAAATCGCACAGCTGACATGCCAGCCGATGCGTGGGAATTGTTCAAGGCGGATTATCTTCGTCCTGAGATGAAGTCCGGTACATTCGCTGAAGTTTACCGTCGCTTGAGTCGTATCGCGGAGGCTCGTGGTTGGGAATTGCCATGCATAGGTACTTTTAAAAACCGTGTAAAGCGAGACATTCCAAAAGAGCTTGTTTTACTCAAACGCTTTGGTCTTGCTGAGTTCCAGCAAACAGTTATTCCAGCTCAGCGTCGCTCTCGCAAGGGGTTGCACGCCATGCAAATCGTCGCTGGAGATGGTCACAAATGTCGCGTGTTCTGTAAGCGAAACGGCAACGTGTTCCGTCCGGTCGTGTGGGCTTTCATTGATGTGTATAGCTCGATGATTGTTGGTTACAGCGTTGATATTAGCGAAAACACAGAAATGCTTGGGTTGGCTGTTTACAACATGGTGAGTAAATACCACGCCCCTACGCAATACATCTTTGACCGAGGCAGCGTCTTGCTGAGTGAAGCGATGACTGGACGTATGTCTCGACCTAAACGCAACGGCAGCGGAAAGCTCGTACACAAGAAATTCGATGCTTACGAGATTGAAGGGGCATTAACCGCGATGGGTTCGACGGTTAACTGGATCCGTCGTTACGACGACAACGAAGGTTCAAAAGGTAACTCTCGTGCGAACCCTATTGAGCGCCTTTGGCACTCTAAAGGCGGTTTTGGTCAGTTTGAGCGTGAGCCTATTTTTGACAAGGCTTACACGGGTGCAAATATTGACGACAAGCCAGCGAACTACAACGAAAACAACGCCGTGGATTACGACGTATTTCTAGAGCACCTCGATGCGTGGATTTACCGCTGGAATCATGAAGAAGGTCGTCGCACTGAGATGGCCAAGAGCCGGAAGCTGAGTTACGCGCAAGTGTTTAAAGAGAGTTACGAGCAATCAGAAATACCTAAGCCAACGCAAGAGCAGTTAGCGCTTTGTTTACTGCGAACTCGTAAGGGCGCAAAGGTCTACGAAGGTGGCTTGGTTGAGCTCAACGCTGGCGATTACTCCAATCATGAAACGAACCGCTACCGTTCTCCACTTCTTTTTGAGTACGTAGGCTTAAAGGTCATGTTGCGATTCAATCCTTACGACTTAACTCAGTACGTCTTGGCTTATTCAGAAGAAGGTCGTTTTATCGGAAAAATCCCGCTTTATGGTGATGTGGCAGTTAATGACTTGAGTGCGCCACGACGTAAACGTCTGATGGAAGAGAGTGAAGTGGAACGCGTTGAAAGCATCGCTTCAGTCATGATCACCAAAACCGTCGATGACCTCGTTGAAGCTTACGCACCAAAAGAACACGAGAAAACAGACATCGGTGGTCCTGTGCCAGGCATTACGAAGATGGTGCCAAGTATGCCTAGAACGATTGATGACTTTAGTGATTTCGATATGGGAGAAAAAACAAAACGCGCCGTTGGTCATGACGCGTCCTGGGATGCTGACGATGATTACTTTAATGACGATATGACCCGAGTAATACAGCAGCAATTTGGAAAGAATACGGAGTAAAGAATGAATGATGTAATTGAGCGTGTCAAGCAAGCGCAAGTTGAGTACGGTCTGACACAACGAGCGCTTGCTCGCGAAGCAGGGGTTAACGAAGGCTATATCAGTACGTTGTTAAACCACGGCGCTTGCGCTGGTGATCAAGAAGGCGTTCTCAAGACGCTTGAGGTGTGGTTAGACAATCGAGGCCACCAGCAGGAAGCAAGAAACACACTTGCCTCACCTGCATTTCTAGAGTTGCCAACTGCCAAGTGCATTATGAACCTGATGTCGATTGCGCAGAACCTGTCTTCTTGGAGCATGGTGTACGAAGGTGCTGGCGTTGGTAAGACGAAAGCGGCTGAAGAGTATCAACGTACACACAACAATGTGTGGATTGTAACTGCTTCACCGTTTTGCAAAACATCGGCTTATGTGATTGGCGAGCTGGCTGAGCAGCTAGGTGTTCGTGGATGTCGCACGATTGCTACTCAAACCAAGGCGGTAGCTAAAGAGCTTGTAGGTCGTAACGGCCTTGTGATTATCGACGAAGCGCAATACCTCAGCGACGATACGCTAAACGGCATTCGTATCCTGATCGAAGGTAAAGCTGGCGGCATGCTGCTTGGTAACGATGTGGTCCGTACTCGCATGACGGCGACACGCTCAAAAGTGAACATGAAAGCGTTTTGGTCACGCGTGATTAGTCCAGCAATGATTAAACATCCAGTACCTGACGACATTGATATGTTTGTGCGCGCTTGGGGCGTGACTGATGCAGAGATTCTTCGTTACGCACAGCGCATCACGCCGCAAACAGAAGGTCAACTTCGTAGCCTCGATAACATCTTAAAACTTGCATCATCGAGAGCGTTATCTTCAGGTGAACCGCTTAATGTTGAACACGTTAAGCGCGCCCATCAAAAACTAGCAGAGAACTTGAGAGGTTAGCATGTTGGAAGTTGAAAAAGTGATGGCCCACATGAAAGCGAATCTAGGTACTTGGTTAGCTGAGCGTGAAATTACAAAAGCGGTTGGATCGAAAGCAAGCCCTAAAGGTATGACTCGCTCTCTCATGCACTTGGTATCAATTGATGGATTGATTACTAAAAAAGAACCAGGACGCCCTTACTTCTACAAATACAAAGGGGACGTGAAGAGTGTTGGTGAATGCGAGGGCTGCAAAAGTCTTGTAGAGGCGCGAGTGCTTGTCGATGGTCATTGTAATCAATGCCGCATGGGCAAAAGCCTAAGCCCAACGCTTTCCGATGTCGATGCATGGCGTGCGGCACGAGATAAAATTTTTACTACTGTATTGCGCCTTCCATTTGGTCTTCCAACTGGTGCTTATGAACGAATTGTACGAGGTAACAAATTATGTCTTTAGCGGAGCAAGTGGTGGTTCTCGGCGGCTCTTGGGTTGAGCAACGCAAGCAAATGGGCCGCTCTGAAATTTTGGTTTGTGAGCGTCCATTATCTCTCGATAAAGAAGCCGTACGCGCAGAGATTGGTGACGCAAAGCCGTTTGATATTTATCAAGTTAAGAATGGCATTGGAACGCTCATGAATGCACTACGAATCGGGCGCAGCTTGATCGTTTGGCAAGTTCAATCAACACATTAATTCAAATCAATAAAGGAACATAAACACATGGCAACAACAGCAAGTCGTAACAAGTACCGCACGCATGCAACTGATGCAGCAGAAGCGGAACGTAAGGGTGATCATCAAGCAGCAGCTTGTCATTGGAAAACTGCGGCTATCTACGCTCCAAACTCAACCGAATCGAAATGGGTAGCTGCTCGTATCGATTTCTGTGAAACACGTAATCATGAGGAAATTGCAGCATGACTAATCAAAAACAACAAATCCATCCACCTATCAGTGGTAAGTGTGAATCCTTTTGTACGCGCCTATCTGCGGCGATTATGGCGGAAAATTTTGGAGATTATGAATCTGCATTAGCCCACTGGAAAGAGGCATGTGACTTCGCTGGTTCAAGTGCAGATAAGCATATGTGCGAGCTTCGTTACAAAGTATGTCGACTGATTGTCAACGGCATTCGTAACAGCGAAGGAGTTGATGTTGTAAAGAGTGAGTTGGTAATGATGAACACAGTGGAGATCACTCTTAAGCCGAATAACCCTGCAATCTTCAAGGAGGTAGTAGATGAACCAGTCTGAACCAAAAGCCCCAAAAGGCATGCGCTTAAACAAGGACGGCAATCCCGTTCCTGAGCGCATTATCGACCCTTATAAAATTGAGCAAGACGATTTTGTGAATGCGTTAATTGCCAAAGCAAAAGAGCAGCAAGCGCAACTCAGAGCGTTCAAAGAGCTCGCGTTTGGTGAGTGTGCTGCCTTTCTTGAATTGCTCGGTGAGAAGTACAACGTAGAGCGCGGTGGTCGCAAGGGTAACGTGACCTTCACTAGCTTTGACGGACGTCGCCAAGTGATTGTGGCCATGCAAGACAAGATGGCATTCGGTCCAGAACTTCAAATTGCAAAGCGGCTGATTGACGAGTACATGCATGACGTATCAGAAGGTGCTCAGGACGAGTTTAAGTTGTTAGCGTTCAGAGCGTTCGAAGTGGACAAAGAAGGCAAACTAAACAAGAAGAACATCCTTGACTTACGTCAGTACAAAATCGACCACCCATTGTGGCATCAAGCAATGGAAGCGATTGCTGACTCACAACGTATTGAATTCACCAAGCAGTATGTTCGATTTCGTGAGAAAGACGAGCACGGCAAGTTCCAAAACATTCCGCTAGATTTTGCGGCCCTTTAATTTAACGAAGAGATGATGACTATGATATTTACAGTTAAGAATGTTGTTTTACACGAACTGCTACGTGATGAAGACAGTGGCGAGTTGCAGTTGCATTTGAACAATGGCAAGGCTTCGTGTGGTTTGAGTTCGGAGTTGCTGGTTCAGCAAATGAACGCCACGTTCACCAGCAAATCAAACAATGGCTTTGGTTACTTTTCCGATATGGCTTTTGATGGTGATGTTGCGAGTTATGCGGTTGACCATCTTGTTAAAGGTGATGCGTCGTTCCTGGCTATCTCAACAAAGTTGGCTGAGAAACTTCAAGAAGAACTTGTGAGATACCCATTTGCAGATTCTGGTGTGCTGGTCTTTGCTGAGTACGAACTGTTAGCTACTCGTTACCTCATGATTGGTCTTGTTCCTAAAGTGCACTCACTGACAGCTAGCTCTGAATTGAAACTGGCCGATGTGGATTATCTTGATGCGACTCGCATGATTGTTGCAGCGCGTATCAATATTAGTGACATGGCAGATAAGGAAAAGAACTTGGAAGCCCGTTATGTTTCATTCATGCGTACGGGTAACAAGCGTCGTATGAACGACTTCTTTATCGATTTCCTTGGTATCGATGTCGCTACCGAAGCGAAAGTGCACAGCGCGGTGTTGGCTCAAGCACTTGAGGATTACTTCCTTGACTCAAAGACTGGCGACGAAGCTCGCTCGATGCTGGAACGCACTGCGTACGCATACTGCGATGGTCAAATCAAACTGAAAGAAGACATCTCAATTAACGAGTTGTCCGAAAGTATCAGTAATGGGTTTGAGCAAGACTTTGCTGATTACGTTAAAGAGCAAGGTTACGATTTGGATGAAGAGTTCCAAGGAGACCGTGGTTCGCTACGTCGCCTGGTGAAAATTGCTGGTAGCGGTGGTGGTATCTCAATGTCCTTTGATGCGCAGTTGCTGAACGAGCGTGTGTTCTACGATGTGGAGACTGACACGTTAACGATTAAGGGCACTCCATCAGCAATGCGTGATTTGATGTTGCGTAAAGCTAAACAGGTGAAGTCATGAGTAAAACCCAATGCGCCTCAATGATGGCTGATAACTTATTGTCGTTGAGTGTTTCAGAAATGGCATTAACGCTGGAACGAATGCTTCCTGACTATCCTAACGAAGTGAAAATGCTAGCAGAGCAAACACTGGAAAAGCTTCCAATGCCGAAACGTACTGGCATGATGCCTGGCGAAATGACCCGTATTGCCACGCTTCGAGCTTTTAAACGCAGAGCCGAACGACTACTCGCAACGAGTAAATAAACCCTCTCAGTAATAACACATGAATAAAGCGAGCAGAGCCACACGGCTTCACTGCTTTGGTTTTGCTCGCTTTAAACATCGTTAAAACATTATTTAAACCGGATTTAAGGAATTGAAAATGAAGAGGAAAAATAACCTTGGCTGTGGCTATCAAGGTAGTCATTTTGGAGCGTGGCACGAAGATACTTGTTGTCGTGATGGGTATCTGTGGGATTTGGATAGTGGCGGCACGGATGATGCTGGTAATTCATATCTCGATCATGGTGGTTATATTCCATGTCCGCAATGCAATGCCAAGCGATATATCAAATCCTATATGGCTGATGAGTTCGATAATGCTGGTTATCTTTCCGTTGCCCAGCCTTTAACAACCAAGCAAGTGAAAAATCCGTTCCCAAGGATGCCGTCTAATTTACGTCGAATGGCGATGCGTTTCTGGCGTTCAGGGCGACGTGATGGCGTATATGAAAGCATGCGAGGTATCTATGAAGGATAAGTATCACCCTCTTACTGCATCTGATTGGGCAGATGTTCAAAGTCAGCTTGAAGGTTTCCTTGCTCACGTTTCGTTTAAATATAAGGGCCACAAAATATCGGTAATTCGTGAGTATCAAAGCGAATCATCAAGCAAACTTGCTGTTTATATTGATGGTCAAATCAAAGGCGCGTGGATTGATCTTAACTTTGGAGTGATTGCTGGCACTAATGAACCTAAGGACAAGCCAGCTGTGATTGATGATGTATGGATGCTGAAGACTAAAGCTCGATACAACAATAAGTTCATTGCAAATGTTGAGAAGATTTGGGGCAAGCGTGAAGCGAAAAAGTGCTATCCAGATTTACACAGCAAGCGCCAGTACCGTTGGCCCTACTTCAACAAAGCATCATCAGTGGTGCGTCAGTTCAAAAAATTAGAAGGTATCGAACTATGTCTATAAGACAACTACGTGCAGCCATTGCGCCCTGTTGCGGCCTTGGCGCTAATCGTGAAGAAGTTGATGCGGCTTTGAGTAACGTATCTGCGCAGCTCGGCACGCAAGAGCAATTGCTTGTTGAAACCCTGAATATTCTTGAGTATTCACTGAAAGCTATTCGCTTGGATGCTGTCACAGAAGAGCTTTTACAAAATCACTACGGCGCAATCAAAGCAATACGTGAGCACTTTGAATCTGCTCAACCAAATGAGCGCCACTCGGTAGAGTTAGTAGTGCAAGCTCAGTCGCTGACTGAAGATGAAATCCTAGAAATGATTAAGCAACAATCTGACCAACTTCAATTAATGCCTAAAGCTGTTCCATCTCAAATCGACCAAATTATCCATGAGTTGTTTTCTACTTATTGGGTTGGTTCGTTGAGTTACGGTCCCATTAAGAGTCAGCGTTCGCAGCTGTATAAGAATTTAAAAGATCAACTAACAGGCTATTGGACTGGTCATACAGCGTATCACATGTTGGTTACTGGTGGTTTTATTGTTGATGGTCCTCGCGGTAAAGCAAAAGCGATAACAACGCTTGGTTCAATGTTTAAAGAAGAGATGGAGTCTATCAATGACACAACACAAGAAACTCGTTCGCACCTTCAGTCGCAAGCACTACAGCAAGCAACCTCAATGGTGCCAGTGGCGCAAATCGAAAAAAGCGCCGAAGAACATGTGGCTCATTTCATCTCGTTAATTCGCACTGTTCGTGTTAGTGATAAGTGGCTCCCAAATGGCCATTGGATTCGTCGTGTATGGCGCCGTCCAGTTCAATGTTGGCCTTGGTCTACTGATGCATCGATAAAGAGTATCGAGCGCCGCATTCAAGCGGCCATTAAATCTCGCGAGTTCGTTAAGGCTCAACATCTCGATAACGTAAAGCAAGCGCTGGTCTTTATTGAATCAAACCCAATTGAATTAGGAGCAATGGCATGAACGAATCACAAGCTCATGAATTGAAAGCGGCAAACCTTAAAGCGATTGAATCTGAGAGCATGCAAAGTGAAGTGTACACAAACGATGAGATCATCCACATCATCGGACAAGCACTAAAGCCAGCTAATCGTAATCGCCCTTGTATTTGTGGTAGCGGTAAAAAGTACAAGAAGTGCTGTCGTGGCGATCACCTGGTTAAGTTCAGCCAATTCAAAAAGGAACACGCTCTATGACAGGACTTGAACGTCCGTTCGTTTCAGTCCACTCACGCTCTGACATAGAGCGTGAGGTCGAGATGGCTGAAGCACTAATGGAAAATGGAGTGAATCCATTCTTGGAAGATGTAACCCCTACTGAGGCGTATATCGAAGCGCTTAAATTTGTAATGAATCAGCAAGAGTCTAGTGTCCGAGCTGATTACGAAGACATGATGGAGTGTTAATCATGAATAAAACGATTAAGGCATTGCTTATATTCTTTTACCGTTGGGCTTGTTGTGTTGTTGCTTTGTTTGTGGTGTTTGCAATTGTTGCCAACGTGACGGTTATGACACTTGAGTATTTCAATCCGTTCGAATGGGATAATAAATCGCGATGTACTGTTGTTTTGTTTGGTTGTTTTATCGCATTTGTGAGTATGGAAGGCGTTCAACGTGAGATTGCTTAATGCTTTGTTAGGGCTACTGAAGGGGCAGGTTTCCGATGCAGTTAAACTCGGAGTTACAGGGCAATGTCAATGTAACAACGTAGAAATGGGAAGCTATGACAATCAACGCACCATCCCTGTGCCAGTACATATGGCTTATTACAAAAGACTTCGACGAATTAGTGGATTGCAACCATTCATCTGTGTTGATAAATGCTGCGTGCCGGAGCTAGTGTTGTTATGGAAAAACGGGATTGAAACATATGGATGTTGCTGTGGTCATGGTAAGGCTCACCCATATATTAATGTGCCAGAGTGGCAATTTTGGGATGCATTGAGGCTTGGGTTTAGACCTTATCGATATCCAAACGATCCTAATCGCAAGGATGCCGTGTATTGGCCAACAACATGAAAGAAGGCTCGTCATTTGACGAGCCTTTATTTTTATTAAAAATGCAATTAGCAGATAAATTACTTCAACAAATCAGATCTTTATCAAAAGCTAATGATTAAAAAATGATCATTTATATCCTACGATAAATCCGTAACTTATAGAATTGTTACATAAACCAAACTCCACAACTTAAAAGAAGGAAGCACTATGCCTCGTTATTACGTTAACAAAAATGCACAAGACAATGGAGACCATGAGGTCCATCAAGAGGGCTGTTCTCGACTACCACTGGCTCATAATCGTTTAGACTTAGGCATTCACTTTACTTGCCAGACTGCTGTTACAGAAGCTCGCCGTTATTATCGTCAGTCAAATGGATGTTTCTATTGTGCTAATGCTTGTCACACAAGCTAAGGAATTCTAAATTAAAAACGATTAAAGAGCCTCGCGATTATGCGGGGCTTTTTTGTCAAGAGGTAGTCATAATTATCGATTTAGCCTGTGATTGTCGTTTTCTCTATATTAAATTAAATATAATTTTGATTATTGGTTTATGTCGTATGAAAGTTGATTTGATAGAGTGTGGCGCATGCCAAGCAGAAATATCTCCATTATCTGAGTATTGCCCTAAATGTGGCAATCCAAACGATTGGAAGCATCCTTTGATTGAGCGTTTTTTAAAAGCTCCGGTATTGGTTGAAAAAGCTTATAAGTACACTAGCACAAAAACGACATTGCGAGGCGTGGTATCAAAAGACATATCCAGTTGGAGAGAGAACACCGTTGTTGGCGTAACCAGTTGTACATTTGCGTTGCTTGGTTTTCGCTGCGCTGTTTATGTTTTACTCTTTCTTCTTGCCGTTCTTGTGATGCCAATAAAATGTAAGGATGACGTTTATTTCGAATACGATGTTTTGAATGATAGTTGGAAGTCCAATAATAATGAGCTATTTGAGCCAGTAAGGCGATATTTCAGTGAACACGCAAGTTAAATTCTAGCGTTAAATCCCAAAGCCTCACCAAGCGTGAGGCTTTTTTTTGCACAAAACATTTGCAATCGCAAACCTGTCCGCCCCTACAATTACACATAGTGAGTTGTTAAACGGTGAGTAAATCAATGACGGGCATTAATCGTAAGGGACATTACGCCATGATCCACAAAGGGGTGACGGCGCTATTAAAAGACCGCATGGGCTTTTGTGATGATGACGAATATCGTAACTATCTCGGCATCACTGTCAGTAAGACGTCTTGCAAAGACATGACCGACGAAGAGTTAGTTGACCTAGTGAAGAACCTACGTTCTGAAGGTTACCTTACGTTTAACAAGCAACCTGGTGGGCAAGGTGAGGGCAACCGTCCGACGAACGCGCAATGGGCCAAGCTTGCCGCTTTAGCAAAAGAGAAAGGTTGGAACGGCTTGAATGATGCTCGGCTCGATGCGTTCGTTGAGCGCACTGCAGGTGTAAAGAAAACGCGATGGCTGACTCGCACCAAAATCAGTGAAGTTATTCTCGGCTTGGAGCGTTGGTTAGGAGGTCGCCATGGCTAATCATTTTTCATCTCGATATCGAGTATTGGAAGTTCGTTCTCAACATGATCTTGAAACGCTGTTAGAACGCATGTGGCCAACTAAGGCCGTACCAGCGCATGAGTTATTTGAGCGTCTGCAGCTTTCCCCTTTCGATGAATCTATTATTAAAAGTGACTTAGGCTTTCCGCGCAGCTGGTACACACCGAAAGAACTGGCGGCGTATTTTTGGAAAAGGAGTAATTACTATGCAAGCGAACAAAGAGATATCTGTTGCGAAGATGACTGACGTGCTCAACGTCGGCTCAACGAAGCGTAATGGATTAATCCGAGACCTAAGCTTCTTTGCCTTTCGATTGAATACCTGGTTTGTCTTTGTGGAGGACTTAGGTGGCGAAGCGGAAAAGAAGAATGAGCAACTCGCTCTGTTTTAAAGACAATAAAAAGGCGCTTTAAATTATCTTTAAAGCGCCTTTTTTTGTGCCTGTTATTTTTTCGTGGTGTTCTCGCACGGCGCGCCGAGTTTCACACCATCACCACCGTCACCTGCCGCATTGCATCCTGTGTTGTGACTGCGGTTGTCTGTTTTAACGTACGTGAGGATGTTGGTGCAGCCGCCGAGGCACATACATAGAATGATGGCCATCACGACTTTTTTGAGCATAATTAGTCTCCATTATCTTTAGGTTGTTTGCAGTGGGTTGCGTTGTCATTGATACGAACCGATACGCCCACGGAGGTATCGGCTTCCACTTTGAGTGGGCAAGTGTCGTCACCGTAGCTCACGTTGTAACTGGTAATGGCGGTTGCACAGCCAGTGAGGTTTAGCATTGCCAAGGCTAGGGTGAATAAAATCAGTGCTTTTTTCATAGTCCGTAAATCTCTTTTTCAAATGCAGTCCAAGTGGATGCGCCGCAAATTCCGTCAGGGTTAAGTTCGTGTTGTTGCTGGAAGTGGATAAGCGCAGTTTGAGTGGCGTTGCCAAACTTACCATCAGGGTTGAGTCCAAGCCCTAGCTGCAGCTCTCGAACATCATCCCCAGTGCTGCCGCGTTGAATCACCGAGCGCTCGATGTCAGTACCGATGGCTAGATAAAGGGCCGTCTCAAACGCAATGGCATAAGCGGCAATCTGTTCGGCTTTATCTTTACCATTGATGATGGCTCTTGCGCCCTGGTAATCAAACGTACCGTCAAACTGCAGGTAGTCACTTAACTTCTTACCTGTAAACCAACCAGCCATCATGCCACTAATCGCAATCTGCGCGGCGTAGAAAGGATTTAATGCCAACTCTGGTGCGTTCACAAAATCAATCATGCCTTGTTGCCAACTTCGGCTGTATACCACCGCCTTAGCTTTGGCGTAGTTCGCAAGCCAGGTTAATTGCACATAACCTCTACCATAGTAAGTTTGGCCTGTATCAGGGTCAGGCTCACCGTATGAGTGGCCTTGTCCTTTACCCCATTCTTCGATGGGCTTCATGGTGCGGCCTGTTTCGTGGTAAGTCGTGGCGAGTACGTAAGCCAGGTATTGAATTGGCACGGTCATGCCCAGCATCACGAACATGGCATGCACAAACATAAAGCCAAGAACACAAGCACGTTGAGCGCTGTTCATTTGCCCTTCAAAAAGTGTGGCGTTCGTTCGGCCTAGCATCGCCTTGGTGTTGATGTGTGGGGTGGTTCGCCCCTGGATAAGTCGCTGCGCTTTTTCAATGTTCGCTTTGGCGGTATCGAGCAGCGCGTTAGCTTGTTGGGTTTGCATAAAGTTCTCCGTTATTGGAAGTTGTTCGAGCTAGACTCATCAATGACCGTGTGCGTGACGCTGGTCAGGGTGATGTTCGCGCGCTCTTGTTTACTGATTGCTTTTTTCTTATCGATGACATTGCCATCGCTGTCGGTAATGGTGACATCGGCGTAATACACGCCTTCAATGTTCTTACAGATGGTTTCAAGGTCTTGCACCACGATGTCTTTGCCGTGTGTGGTTCGCCATTTAAGCAGCTCGGCATTAACCAAATCCGTGGCGGTTTCCACGATGGTTTTACCCAGTGCGGCATAATCATTGAACACCTGCAGCGCAATAGTCGCTGTGCCATCGACGCCACCAGGCGCGACAACGGCAACGCGATCCCCTTGTGGTACGCGAGTCTTACCTGAGCACTGTGCGTAAATCGCATCAATGATGGGCTGCTCTGGTAAAGAGCCATCGAGCAAGATAGCGCTGATGCTGATGTCGTTTGGCTCTGGAGTCCAAATAGAGACCGAGCCGATAGCCGAGCTGGCAGATAGAGCAAAGTATTCATACGCGTCATAAGGGCCACAGGAAGACCATCCTGATGGCGCAAGCCAGATGCGGTAAGCGTAACGATCATCGTCTTCTTCTGGTGCGCCCCCTTGGCTTGTGGTCACGTTCGTTGCGCTTTCCACTTCGACGATACTGGTATCCACAATGGTAGATATTTGGCCAGCAATGAATCCGTTACCGCTTTCACCTGGTGTTTGACATTCAAAATTGGCCAGTAAATTGGCATCGCCAGCATCAACGATGTAATTCGTCATGCACTCAAAAATAGTTTCATCATCGACGGCCTTGACCTGGTATCCCATTGGAATAACAAGCCCAGCATGACCTGCTGTAAACGTGAGCTCGATAACGGTACTGGCAGCAGACTCACCAAGGCGTTCGCCAGCGCCGACCAAAGCCCCGAGATGTTCAAGGCGATCACCTTTAGCGAACGCCAATAAGTTCTGTTTTGACTCGTAGTTAATCTCATCAACCACTTCGTTCTTGCTATAAGCAATCGCTTCAAGATGAACGGTTTCTGGATCGTTCACCGTTGGATAATGGCCTGTCTTTTTGAAGTAACGCTCTTTCAGGCTTGCCAGGTCACCCTCAAAATCGGGCGTAATCAGGCTTGGCTCTGGTAGCGTTGGAAATCGGTTGGTACTCATGCGCGTCTCTGTATGGTTACGGTGGAAGTCCAACCACCACTGGTGAGTGATGTGCTCACTGACGTTGGTTTCCACTTGTCTGGCAATTTGCCAGCGTTCGTTAAGGCAATGGTGTCTGCCGTCGTTACTGTTGCATTTACTAGCGTCAGTCTGCCCGTAGCGGCTTGCTTGCTTTTGCCTGAGCCTGTTGCGACATAGTTGTCGGCATAGCTTTTGGCTTCTTCCATGGAAGTGACACCATCAGGAGTCAATCTCTTTATCTTTGCACCATCACTGGTATTGCCAGTTTTGTATTCACCAGCCGTGTTGTTAATTACGTCATAGAATTGAACGATGATGCCGTCACTTTTGGTGCGGTCTGATACTGGGAACGAACCATTAACAACGATGTCTCGATTACGGATATCGAGCGTTAACGTGCTGGCATTAAGCTCACCGACAACAAGCTGATTGCCTTTAAACGCCATCGGAATGCTGTTCTCATCAGCCAGACGCCCCATCATGGCCATCTTGCTTTCGTCTCGTTGTTGCACTCGGGTGTAAGCGACATCGCGTGCATCAGGCGCAATGAGTATCGAGACGCCCACTTCCTTGGCAATGTCTTCGGCTAATGTGACAAAGCTGGTTTGCTCATACACCTCACACGTTTCATTGTCGATTTTGCCGCGACTAGCAGGTTTGGCGTTCGCACCGACGCTGACCTTGTCGGGGTTCAAGTTAAATCGAATTTCATCAATGGTGAATTTGCCCCACATCCATGCGTTACGCTTACCATCTTCATCAAACCAACCAATACCACACTCAAGCGTGTCGCCTTTTTCAGGGAACCAGGCATCATAGAAGCGACCATCATGATTGACGAGTGTCATCGAGACGGTATCCGTGCCGACCTTTTTGCTGTCCAATACGTCGGTATAGGTCAGCGCACTCACGTAGTCCGACAGCTCTTGGCTGATTTCTTTGCCAGCCCATTTCACGATGGCAAATGGCTTGATCAAGCTTCCTGCTATTCTGCCCATGGTGGTTTCTCCGTGGTGTCTTCAATGACTGAGCTCGCTTCAAGCGCAGGGATGGTGACGACTTCACCCCCGTCAAACTCAAAGTTATCCATGTCACTTGCCAGCGTTCGGTTCGCTTCACGCAGTGTCATGACCAATGTCTCGTTAACACTGCTGTATGCGCGATAACAAAGTTGATCCCAACGTTCACCGCGCTGGGCATATAAAGTTATGGTGCTCATGGCTAATCTTTCACTTCCACTAACTCACATTGGTACGTCATGCTGACGACACTGCCACTGGGTGTGGTCTTCATGCCTGTTAGCGTGCGACTGCGAATGGTGAACTTGCCTTTGATGTCATCACCAATCACGACGGCGCGAGGCACTTGGTTCTCAGCCATGGCATCCAACGTCTTAACACTTGCTGTGATGTCACAAAACTTGTTGCTGAATTGCATTGTCAGTGAACAAGTACGTTCGTTCTCGCCTTGTGCCTGATGTCTTGGATAACCGTTCACCACTTGCTGAGCGGTCACGCGCCAAGTGCGACGGTCTTGAAATTGACTGGGACTCAAACGCCCCTTAAACGTTAAATCACCAAAGCCGCCCCAGGCGGCGTATTGCGCTTCTTGACTCATACTTTCTCCTTTGGCGGCACAACCACTTCTTCGTTAAGCAGTTCGTTGTAAAAGCGAACTTCTTTTAATGTTGGTGAACAGAAATCGCGGTGAACCGTGAGCGCCATGGTTAAGCTCCAGTCTTCACGATAAGTAAAGGGACCATCAAAGGGATCGAAATCCGCCGCTTCTTTATCGCCAGTGAAACCACTTTGGGTAAATTTGGCGTTAGTGATTTCAGCATCCCCAACAATGTGCATTTTGTTTTCTGGTCCAAGTTGCATCATGCCTTTTGGCACTTTGAGGGCTTGGCCTACATCGCGCACCTCAACCAGCTCGTTCTCCAAGAAGTTGGCCAGTTGCATGTTTATCCAGGTGGCTTGTCCAGCAAGTGCATTGCCAGCATTGCCCCCCGTTGCGCGCACGCAGACCACTACAGGCAGATTCCACTCATACGGTACAAACGGAGCGTAGCAGTCTGGTTTAGGTAACGGGTTCAACGTTGACGCACCTGTTACCATTAGGCGTACTTCAATCGCTGCCATCGCATTGTTAGGTTCAACGATGGTGGTGATATCGAGGTAACGCTCAATCTCCGCTTTAAGCTTATTGATGGCCGTCAGTGATTCAGGATGTAAGCTTGGTGCGCTCATTTAATTGCCTTCATTAATTCTTTTTGAACCAGCTCGGCTTGTTCTTTTTGTTGCTCGTCGCTTAGGTGCATAAATGGTCGCCCTGGAACTTTCACTTTATCGGCTCGGATGTACAGCACATAGAACACGCCTTTGTCTTTGCTTTTGTCGTTACGGTTAAAACGGCTTTTGATTTTTCGACCAATGCCTTTTGTTCCAACGGGCGCTCGCCCCATGACGGAGTTCGGACGCCAGAAAATCTTCCATCCTTGCGCCTCCAGTCCTGACAGCGTCTTGCGAACGCCATAGGCTTCGGTGCGCTTTTTGATGCGCTTGTCAGCAGGGATGGTGAGCTTCTGTGCTTTCAGTGGTTTCACTATGCCTCCGTCATTAATCAGCGGAGCGTGCACCTTGTTGGTCCCGATGCGGTATTCCCCTTGACCTGTCTGGTATGTAAGCGAAGCGTACGTCTCACCTGAATCAAACAGCGGTTTAGCTCCGCCATTTTTGGTGTTCTTAGTCAGCGTTGAGTTCGGTGCAAAGTCGCCATTGCGGTAGTTGTCTTTCACGCATTGCAAACCAAAAGGAGCAGTGCGTTCGGGCAATTCATTGATGATGCTCGCTGTCTCATTAAGCGCTTTTAAAAACTCTTTCATGCCGTTTTAACTTTCGTTTAAATCGAGGCTCCATTGTGCCTTGACTTAATGCTTATCAATGGCTGCTGCCGCGCACAGACGCGCACGCACGCGAAAATGAGCGCATCCAAATACACAAAAATAAGAGGGTTATGTGGCCAAAAAATCGAAGATTGAGCTGCAAGGATTAAGCGAGCGCATTATCGATATGCATGACAAGGAGCAGATGACGCTAGCCGACATCGCTGCCGTTCTCTCAGGCGAGGGATGGGAAGTGAGCCGCACTGGCGTGTATCGTGAAGTCAAAAAATGGGAGACGTTCCTGGAAGAGCAAAAGGAACGTGATCGCTTTGCCAAGAAATTCTTAGATGAGTTTCGAGACAGACCTAACACCGATGTTTCAGAAATTGGCTTGCAGGTTCTGCAGAGCAAAATTGTTGAGGTGGTCAAAAACTACGACGTCACCACCGAGTCATTTGAAGATATCACCAAGTTGGTGAACTCGTTGGCTCGTCTATCGGATTCTCAAGTGAACCTTGACCGACTTAAGACCGAGTTTCGCAAGGGTGTGGATGCGGCCAAGAAAGAGCTGGAAGATGAATTTAAGGTGCTGCTTGAAGAGAGCAATCCAGAACTACTTATCCAGTTGGTTGAAATCATCCGTTCAGTGCGTGTTGATCCTGATGGTCGTAAACGTGCGAAGAAACGTCGCTAAGGAGTTTTCATGAAATGCTTATCTGCGTTGGTGTTGGTCATGCTTACCATTGTATTGCTGGGTGAAATGCACCTCCAGACATTGAAAAAAACACGTTTAGAGCTTTCCATTGAACAACACAAACTGGAAATTCGTTACCTGAAACTGCAACTGGAGCTGATTGATGAAAGCGCCGTTCTCACAGTTCAGTAACGCTGACCTCGACAGCCTGCACGAAAAAGCCAATGCAGCCATCGCGCACAAGGAGGCGCAAAGCAAGGGCCAAAGAGAAGCTAAGCAAAAACTGGCAGAAGAGAAGCGACAAGAGAAGGCGCGTCGTCGACGTCGCGCCAGAGCGAAAGCTGACTTTGCTTATTTTTGTGAGACGTACATGCCGCACGCATTTACGTGTGAAGCTGCGCCATATCAAAAGGCACTCTCTCGCATCGTGGCATCGCGAGTCATGCGCAAGCGCGATATGAAGCTGTTCAAAAAGCTGATCTACCCCATCAATCACGGTTCGATTGTCATGCCTGAACGGGCACAATTTAATGGCATTCTCGATCTCGAACCCCGTGACCACGGTAAAACTACACGTAACGTTAAAGCTTTGCCGATGTGGTTGCTGCTCAACTACCCAGAGCAATACATCATTATCGGTGGGGCCAGTAGCGCAGCGGCTAAAAAGAACATCATGGCCATTCGTAATGAACTGGAAACCAACCAGCTCATTATTGATGACTATGGCGAACAAAAGGTTCACGGCAATACCTGGACGCAAAAGCAGCTCGTACTCGCCAACGGCAACGCCATCGAAGGTGTTGGTCGTGGTCAGTCTATTCGTGGTACAACGCACGGGTTCTTGCGTCCAAGCGCCTGCATTCTCGATGACGTTATCACGGAGCTAGAGAAGAACAACAAGGAAATACGAGACAAGTGTGAGGACTGGTTTGATTCAGTAATTTTGCCCCTAGGTAAAGGCATGCTGATTGTGGTGGCCAACACCATCATGCATCACGATGATTTGCCGTCTAGGTTGCTCGCGCGTATTCGCGAAGGACTGCTGCCAAACTGGCTTGGTCTGGTATTTAGCGCCCTTACTCCAACAGGGCAATCTCTCTTTCCGTCACGATGGCCTCTGGCTGACCTTTACGAACTGCGGCGCATCATGCGAAAAGTGTGGTGGGCGGAATACATGAACATGCCACGCTCACGTAAAGAGCAGGACTTCAAACCTGAATACTTCAAGCACTACCAGTTGTCCGACCTCGATATCCGCGACATTGATATCATGATGGCCGTTGACCCTGCCACTGGGATGGAGACCGGAGACTATAGTGCTATTGGCGTGGTGGGTCGCCATCGCATTACCTTAGTGGACTATGTGCTGTTTTGTAATGGTTGGCATGAATCCGATTTAACGTTCGCTAAGCGTATCGTTGAGGTGTATCTCTGGGTGAAGAATACCTTTAACAAACCACCGAAGAAGGTGTTGTTCGAGGAAGTCGCGTTTCAAAAAATCTACAAGAACTCGGTCATTCGCTTTGCCAAAGGTTATGGTGTTCGTCTGCCTATCACGGGTTACAAACCAAGCGGCAATAAGAAGTTACGCATTAAGTCACTGTCACCCGATGTGGAATCTGGCGGCGTTCAGTTCTTAGAAGATCAAGTGTTGCTTAAGACTCAGTTAGAAGAGTTTCCGCGTGGTCATGATGACTGCCCTGACGTGATTGAAATGTGCGTCAGTGAGTTTGAGACTAAGCAGTTCGTCGGCAGCGCCACACCAAACGTGGTGAAAAAGATGAAGAGTGCTGCTCAGCGTCTTGCTCGTCTAGGCGGTGGCGCACGAGGGAGAATGTAGTCATGTTTGATGATGTTCGCGTACTTGGTAACAAGATGAAAGATGTCGTCGCTATGCTGAGGCGTACGGTGAGTGTTGCCACCGTCAGTCAAGTCGACAGCGAGCTGCGCCGCGTGAAGGTCACGTTTGCAGGCGATCGCATTCCAGAGTCCGATTGGTTGTCAGTCGTCGGCTCTCGTACAAAAGGCGTTAACGCCAGCTGGAACATGGCCGTGGGTGAGCAAGTGCTGTGTCTCTTCCCACCTATCGGTTCGATGGTGCGAGGCTATGTTCTTGGTTCACTCGTGAATGTGAACGCCAGACCATACACCACCAACCCTGATAAGTTTGGTATCCAGTTTGAAGACGGTACGTTATTGGAGTACAACCAGGCGACGCAAACGGGCGTACTCAAAATCAAGGGAGGGACGCCGTCGATTCAAGTTGGTCCCGATAAAGTCTCGATTATCTCTGATATCGATATTGAGGGCGCAGTGACCATCAGCAAAACCTTGGATGTAGGCGGTAACACCAGTATAGGTGGCGACCTGTCTATTGCGGGGACGGTATCAGGTCAGCAGACGGCGACTTTCATGGGAACGGTTGGCGCAGCTGGATATGGTGGCCCCGTGTCGGGCGGTGCAGCGAAGATGCAAAACGGCATAGAAGTGTCACTGAGCGCGACCATCAATGGCGTTCCGGTATCGGTTGATACGCACACCCACCTTGATGCGGAGAATCGTCCAACGGGGCCAGCAGTCAGCGTTCGAAGTGCTTCTCTGCTCAGTCGTTTGATTGGCTATTTGAGACGATAAATAAACCCTAACGTAAAACGCCCTGTATCGCGTTCTAAGGGCGTTTAAATTTTAGTGGTAACATTTATCGAAAATAAAATCTTAAAACAATTAAAACTGGTTTTTAAACGAATTAAAACAGGTGTGATATGATTTACTCACTCAAACTTGGTGGCGAGGGGCGAAACGCCACATTAATCGATGATATTAAGCAATCGCTATACATGATCATCTATACCAGCAAAATGGAACGTGTCTATTTGCCAGACTACGCTGCTGATGCATTGTCGTATTTGGATAAACCGATGTGGTTTATGTCGAAGCTTCAAGTGGCCATTGCCGAGTCGGTAGCAAAATATGAACCGCGCATCACGCTTGATGGTGTGAAGATTGTATCTGTAGAACCGACGAAAGGCTTGATCCGCTTGGGGCTTTCATGCACGATAAATGAAACAGGCGTGCGTGAGTATTTCGAACTCTCGAACCAACTCTAACCTACGGCTGCTGCCGCACTCCCTTCTTTTTCCCCAACATAATGCTCTCAGTTTCTAGGAGGGCATTATGTCTGATGAATTTCTACACGGTATTTATACCGTTGAGTCCACCACAGGTTCGCTGGCCGTCACCGATGTTGCATCGAGTGTGGTTGGTATTTTCGGCACGTCCGAAAAGGCAGAGCCTATGCAGCTCAATCACACCACCCACTACGATGATGCGTACGTACTCTTCGGTGAAGGTTCCATTTCAAAAGCGCTTAAACGTATTCATACCTATGTGGAAAGCAATTCAGTAATTGCCATTCCACTGGGTAAGGATTCTGATTTTCCTGATTCACCAGAAGAGCCTGCCACATCGGGCGTGACGCTCAGTTCTGCCAGCGCGACCGCTTATATTGATGATGGCGCAGCGGTATCTCCTGTGGTTGTTACCAATCCACACGCCGCCACTATCACCTATACATCCAGCAATGAAGAAGCTGCGACCGTTGATGAAGATGGTCTGGTGACATTAGTAGCGGAAGGCGAAACCACCATCACACTTAATATCGAGTTTGATGACGGCACCGAAGCTGCATCTGAGTCTGCGCCACAGCAAGCGACACGCTCTCGCAAGAAAGGCGCGCGTTCTGCTCAATCACAAACTCGCGCAGCGGCAACCGAAACGTTGACGTACACACTGACCGTAGCGCAAACCAATCCTGATGCAGGTAAAGAGGCTAACGGTGCGACGTTGTCTGCATCTAAAGGCGTAGTCTATACAGGCTCACCAGCAACGCCTGTTGAGCTGTTAAACCCTAACGACCTGGCAGTGAACTACGTATCCAGTGATGAGACCGTTGCGATTGTCGATAATGGCACAGGTGAAATCACACCACTTGCAGAAGGCAGTGCAATCATCACGTTGGAGCTTATTGGGGATGCGACCTACCAATCGTCAACGCTATCGTACGAAGTGACGGTTACCGCCGTCTCGGATGCATTGCTCGCAGCATTCATTGAAGCGTTGCCTTTGCTTCGTAAAGCGAAAAACAAATTCGGCTTCTCATCAAAAATTCATCTTGCGCCAGGTATCTTGCACAAAACAGGCGCGGCATCGTTAGCGGTTGCCGCAGTAAAACCTATTCGTGGTGTTTGGGTGGGTGATATGCCGGAAGATGTCAGCACGACGGAAGAAGCATTCGCTTTCAAACAGCAGTTTGGTGATGAGCGTTACATGCCATGCTGGCCACGTCCTCTTGTTATTCAAGATGACGGCTCGACCCAAGTGGATTGGTTTGCGCCGTCATTGGCAGGCCTGATTGCGCAAGTCGACCGCAATGGTACGGGTGACACGATTGTGAGCGAGACGGGCTACTGGTGCTCACCGTCAAACTACGACTTGCTAGATATTGTCGGTCCATCAATTGATATCGAGTACATCCCAAGCGATACGGCCTGTGATGTGAACTACCTCAACGCCAATGGTATTTACACCATGATCAACCGCAGTGGTTGGAAAGGTTTTGGTAACTATTCGAGTGCGTATCCAGACTCAACCAACTTGACGTCGTTCTTTTGTGTTCGCCGCACAGCGGACATCATCGAAGAGTCAATTGAAACCGCCACGCTGCAGTTTATCGATAAGCCAATGTTTACAGGGCCGCATGGTCTACAAGCCATGGTGTGTGGTCGCGTTCGTGACACGGTCAATGATTACCTTCGCACTAAAGTGGGCACGTCACTCGTTTACTCCAACGTATATTTGGAAGTAAGCGACAACCCATTGGTGAACTTGCAACAAGGCAAGATTAAGTATCGCTATCAGTTCACGCCACCAATCCCGATGCAGACTGTCGAGTATGCAGCAGAAATTTATGTGGAAGGTCTAGAAAGCGCCTTTAGCTCACTCGTAGGGAGTAATTAACAATGGCTGAGAACCATGTAACCAAGCGCAACCACATGTGCTTTATTAATGAAACGCAGTACATCGGACGCGTTAAAGCCATTACGGCAGAGCCTCAGTTCAAGGTCGAAACGTTCTCGGCGCTTGGCGGTATCGGTGATATGGAAATCCCCAATGGCGACTATGAAGCGTTGAGCGCGAACATCGAGTTTGACAGCACAGCGCCAGCCGATTTGAAACAGCTCACAAAAAACGGCGGTTATGTCGCGATTCGTGCTCTATGTGATGTGCGCGGCTTGGATGTGACGACAGGTACGCGTCGCCTTGATGGCATAGTAACCCGTATTTGGGGTTACGTGAAAAATCCGCCAGCGACACATCACACTAAAGAAAAAGTGGCATACACCGCTCAGATGTCCGTGTTCCGCATTGAAATTAGTAACAACAGTGGTCGCCTCTTTGAGCTCGACTTTGTGAGCGGTGTTCGCTACCCAGCCGATGAACCTGGTAGTGGCGGCATCACTATTTCGTTTTAAGGAGTGACTCATGCCTCGTATTCGCAAATTGGAGCTCGTTGGTGAAGGCATTCAGCGCAATGGTCAACCTGTTGACAAGTCCGTGCTGGAGTCAGTGGTTCGTAACTCTGGCGGCTCACGACCTCCGGTAACACTAGGGCATCCTGGCAAAGGTGACGACAAGGTAAAGGCGCTGGGGCGCATTGATGTTTGTGGTGTTGGCACTAACGACGAAGGTAAAGCAGTGCTGTTGTGCGAGCAGCACTACACGCCAGAACTCGAAGAGCTGGAAGACCAAGGGTATTTTGAAGGTCAAAGCGCCGGTATTTATCCGCTCCCCGATAAGCCTGGTGAGTTTTATCTTCACCATGTGGCGCAGCTCGGGTCTTTGCCTCCTGCTGCAAACATCAAAACACTGGATGTCGTTGAACTCAGTAATGAGGGTGAAAGCGACGCTATTAAGCTGTTCTCCAATGCTGGAGTGCAAACTAAACAATCGAATGAGAATCCCATTATGAAATTTGAAGAACTAATGAAAGCCATCAAGAGCTGCTCCGATGATGAGAGGAAGCAGCTAGGCGACATGCTGGGTATTAAAGCCGAAGAAAAACCAAACGAAAAAACCAATGGCGACAAGTCTAGCGGTGAAGGTGAAGAAAGCGAAGAACTAAAGCAGATGCGCGAATCAATGGCAGATGACCGTCGTGACACACTCACTGAATTGGCTAACGATGCCAATCTTGGTAAAGACATGTTGAAAGTGGTCACCTCGATGATCAAAGGCGCTTCGGCTATCGAACTGTGTAACTCGGGCGAAGGATCTCGTTATGCTGAAATCAAGTCGCTCATTAAAGCGCAGCCAACAAAGAAAAAAGGCGCGCTCGATGTATTTGGTAATATTGAGCTTTCAAACGAAGGTGAAGAGCAAGACACGTTCGACCCTGAAGGTTGGTAATTGCATTGATGTGGCGTGCGTCTTTCTTGGGCGCACATTGAAACCAAACAACTCAAGAGTAATGAATTATGGAATTTACCTCTAAGACAGCATTAAGCCATAAGAATGTGATTGGCAGTGGTAAGGGTGCAAAGGTACACCAAATTACCGCAGGTGCCGTCACTGACCTTGATATCGGTCACGTCATTGTGATCACCAAAGAAGGCATTCAAGGTCGTTGGGATGGCGTCACTATTCCAACTGAAGACATCGATGATGGCGCTGGCGGCACCATCACGGCAACAGCCGCATATCGTTTGGCGATTGTGACTCGTAAGCAATTCGCTGGTGATACGTCGGTTACGGCACTCGTTAAAGGTGATTATGTTCGTGAGAACGTCGTGCTGGCGGATGACTCTGCACTTCCAGCAGAAGCGCAGTTCATGCTGACGCTAAGTGACTTGTGGGCAGAAGGTGAATGGTAATGGATAAGCAAAAACTAGACGCTGAATTTTCAGCGCAATTTAATCGCGTTGGCAGCGCCATGGCAAACCTTGGTGGTCACTCTCGCTTCTTGCTGATGAACCGTCAGCGTAAAGCCAAGATTGATAACTTGGTGAAACAGGTAGTGGCGCTCAAAGTCTTGTCTGAGCTTTACGACCAGGAGCGCCTAACAGTCGAAGCCGTTGCTCAAGCGCTTGCGCCAGAAAATGTGGGCGAGCAACTTGCTGACAGCGCGAAACAAAAGCAATCGACTGCAGCCACCAAGCAAGCAGACCAAGAGCCAGGCTTTGCGCTTGAAACGCTGACCTATCCATTCACAGTGGATGATATCGGTTCGCCGCTGATGGCCGAAGGTCAAGAGATGGAACTGGTGTTCAATCCACATGAGCAACGTGTCAATTTGAAAACCTCAGATGAAAGCGTGATTGCGATTGAAGATGGCAAGTTCATCGTCAAAGGCGCGGGGGATGCTACGCTTTCTGCTACGTTCGTTAAGTCGGGTAATGTCCCTGGCCTGAAATCCGACATGGCCATCACGCTCACATTGCAAGAGAAAGAGCAACACGATGACATCGAAGATGCACCGGAAGGTTCAAAGGCGCGTGGATTCTTGCGTCCTACACCAGACTTTGACATCGAACTGGAGCTAGGCAAGAACGCGTTCATCGGTACAGTCGTTGAACTGCCTATTGCTTTTGCGAACCCAGAAAGCGAAGAGTTTGAGTTTGAAAGCTCAGATGCGGATGTGTTTGAAGTGGATGCGCAAACGGGTGCGATTTTACCCAAAGCAACGGGTGATGCCGTGCTGAAACTGCACATCGGCGATGACTCTGACGATGTGGTTGTCAGCATCAAGTAACCAAAATTAAACGCGTCTTAAAAACACATTTAAGGCGCATTAAACACCGTTTTTAGAAAGAGAAAGATCATGGATATTATCGACCTGTTCCGCAGCTATACAAAGTTGAAAGTTTGGGGTGAGTTCCTAAACAAACAAAAGAAATTAAAGCCGGTTCCAATGCAAGTTCGCAATACAGTGTTTGGTCCTGCTCAGCTATGGCATGACGTGTCGCTGCCATATTCTGAAATCAAAGACACCACCACAAACGTACCTGTGGTTCGTCGTGGTACTGCTGCCCTTGTCTTGAAATCGGAAGGTACAACCGTCAAGGCTATCGAACCGCAAGGCTTTGTCATGTCGCACTTTGCCACCGCTGCTGAACTGAACAACTTAAAAGCATTAGGAATGAAAGCCACAAAGCAATGGTTTGATTCGAAAAATGCCAACATGCTACGCCGCGTTTACAAGGGTATTGAGGCGATGTGTGCCATGGCGCTTTCAGGCAAAGTGGAATACCCAATGAAAGCCGAAGGTGGTGAGATTGAGCTGGAAGTCTACGACTACGGCCTTACTGAAGAGTACAGCGCGGCTGGCACTATCGACGTATCATCGACAGATACCACCATCAGTCAGCTGTTTAAACTGCTGCAAAGCATGGCCGAAAAAATTGAAGACAACGGCTATGGCAGTAAGCTGTTAACCTACGCAGGTCGCGATGTTTACGCGCGCATCATGGACATCGCTTCAGGTACGAATACTCGCAACATCAGCATTGAAATCGCGGAAAATGAAATCACTATCGGCGGTTACAAAATTCAGCGTATGTCTGGTAAGTATCACACCTATGTGGGTGGTGCAAAAACCATGGTGGATAAAATCGACGCTGAAGCACTGTGTATGATTGACCTTGATGCTGGGCACGATTTCTACTATCTGGCGATTGATGATCTCGATGCAGGTTTGAAAGCACTGCCGTTCTTCTCAAAACCGCTTAAGTCAGAAAACCCAAATGGCGCAGAAATTATCGGTCACTCAAAACCCGTACCGGTTCCAGTGGTGGCGGCGATTTGTTGGTGTAACGATGCAATGGGTGGCGGTGCATAACGATGACACTAGACGAACTAAAAAGTCTAGTAACACCAGAGGGCGTTCAACGCGCCCTCGATAATCAAATTTATGACAGCCTCGTCTACGGTGATGGACACAACATCACCGACTCTTGTAACAGCGCGGCTGTGTGGTGTTACGGCTATCTAGCCAAAACAGGCAACATCAATCGAGCGTTTAATGCCTCTGATAAAGAGGTGCTGTCTGCTGCCATGGTGCAAATGGCCATCTATAAATTAGGTGCGCATCACTTCTTCAATCTTGAAGACCCTGAAGAGCTGGCATACGCGCTCATCGATTCCATTCTTGGCATTAACAAAGATGACACTGGCACATCCACCTACGTCGGAGCCGCAGTAGCAAAAGATGAAAAATCTAACATTGTTCACAAACCTGGTTGCAGGTTTGCCTTCTGGCGTCATTGAAGACTTCTATCCTCAACCGACAGAGATTGGCTCTGAGTCTGTCAATGTCACCAACTATTACTTTGGTGCGATCCGAGCCATGCTGCTCGATGACCAAATCAGTTCGGACGTCGACATGCGCCATGCGTTCGCCTCTCAAATTCCGTTCATTATCGAAGGCTCACAAACCGACATTGCTAACGCAAAAGCCATTCTTGGTGAGTTGGATATGGAAGATTTGATACTGCGCATGCTGACGGCTGCAGAGTTTGGGTATCGTCCGGTTCAGATCCAGTGGGAGCAAGACGGAGTAAATGCCATTCCAGTTGAATCCGAAGCCAAACGTCCTGATAGCTTTTATATTCTACGTGATGGCGGTGTCGCGTATCGAAACACCTATGGCGAAATTCAACCTGTGCCAACAGGTCGCATCATTCCTGTGACTCGGGAACGTACCAGCGACAAACCCTATGGTCATTCTATCCTGGAACCGCTCTGGCCAATTTGGCAAACAAAATGGGTGAACTGGGCTAACTTGGAGCGCCTTGGTGAGAAGTATGCGATCCCAAACGTGGTTGCGTTAACCGATTCCTCGGATAAGAAACAACTACAAGCTGTTGCTGATTCTCTCGCACCACTACAGAACGGCGATGTCGCAGCAGTCAGTGGTGTCACCAGTATCGAAGTGCTCAACCCTCAAGGAAAGGTTGATGAAATCTTGAATGCAATTAAATACATCGATAACAAGATCACTTATCGCCTTACTGGACAAACCCTGTCATCGGGTAACCAGAAATATGGTTCTCGCGCTATGGGAGAAACACACCAGCAGAATGCGTTCTTCTATGCCAAGGCGGATGCAAAGATGGTGTTCAAAGCGCTCAACCAAACGTTATTCAAATGGATATTCCAGGCGAACAACATGAATGGACGTATCCGCATGCGAGTAGACGATAAGAAGTTTAAAGCGCTTATCAAGGCTGCCGTCACTGACGAGGATGGCACCATTCAATTATCCGACCCAACGGAGGCGAAACATCTATGGCTGTTTTAACAGACGTGGAGCGCGCTGAAAAAGACAACCTGACCAAAATGGAGCGCCTCGAAAATGAGGCGCTTTCTTTTACGGCCAATAAACTGTCCAGTGCAATCACTAGTGCCATTAAAAGTGGTAATGACAATATCGATGCATTCATGAGTACATACACAGCAACGTACACTAACTCGATGATGGTGAGTTGGTTGCTAGGTCAAGTGCATATCATCAAACAAATCGATGCCAATATCGAACTAGCCAACGCGCCCATTATCCTGGTTGTTGACCCTGTACCATTTCAGGAAGCCATTGATGCGCTGTCATCAATGATACCTGCAGACAGCAAAACCTATCGTCAAACCGAAGCGTCGATGAAGCTGCGCGCCTTTACTATTGCCAATGTATCGAGTCTCGATGCCGTTAATAGAGTAAAGAAGCTTTATGACGATGCATTAAACGAAGGTCAAAGCCGTTCAGAAGTGCTTCGCAACCTGGATGCGTATCTTGAACAAGTCGGCATCGCACAGGCAAATCCATACTGGCTGGAGCTGCATTATCGCAACAACATGATGACCGCTTACAATGCAGGTCGATGGGCGCAGATTGCCGACAATGATTTGGTCGAGTTCCTGGTCTATACATCAGTAATGGATGATGGCACCACCAAACTCTGCAGAGAGCTGGACGGTGTGGCTAAACCAAAGAACGATGAGTTTTGGATTGAGTTCTATCCGCCCAATCATCATAAATGCCGAGGTACAGTATCGGTGCTGACCAGAGAGCAATACGACAAACTACCATCAAGCAAGAAGTCGCAATACACCAAAACTACTATTAGCTCGATGCACGAAAACGACACGTTTTCTAAAGAGCATCAATTTAGAAGTTCGCCCCTTGTATCGATGCAAGCCTTGCCAGAGTCCTTAGCTACCAACGCTCAAAAGTACGGTCTTACCAACAAAGTGCTGAGCTACTCATATGAACAAAGCAAATCCGTTATCCAAGAGCAAATCAATCAAGCAGCAAAAAGCAGAGTGTCCACTGCTGTTCTCGACAAGGCAATCAAAGAAACGCCAGAGCTCAATCCGTTTAAAGAAAAATTAGCCGGCACAAATCTCGATGATGTCGATAACATCCTGTTTGGCTTTGATGAACTTGATGGTGGTGAGTGGCTGCCGACGTTGCAATACCAAGTCGCATTAGATAATCAACGCGTGGCAGTGATGTTGGTTTCTGCGTTTGAAGAATCGAGCGTTTATAACGTGAAGTATTTCACCAAAGGCGAACTGACCAAGCTGCAAGCTGAGTTTATTAAACTGGATACGAAGTAATGAAAGATAAAATCTATACCACGCGCGTGCCGCTTTACCACGTGAAGTTCGCCTGGTCTCACTCCATTGAGGCACTTGAAAAGGAGTTCGGCATCAAGCCTAACGATGGTGATGCCTATGATGACTACAGCGCCTTCGTAACGCGCCGTGATAACACGATCATCATGTGGTTGCCTCACGATGAAAACTACACTGTTGCCATTCCTCACCTGTGTCATGAATCTTTTCATGCGGCAATGATGCTCAGTCAAATGGTGGGCATTCACACGAACGTGAACGATGATGAGGCTGGAGCCTATCTGGCGGAATGGTTCTCTGGGACGGTGCTGGACTTTGTGCATGAAGCCAGTATGGCCAATAAACAAAAGAAGAAACCGAAAGATAAGAAATGAAATAAAGGGCCAACGATTTGCTGGCCCTTTTTATTGTCTCATCTCAGGTTCAATGTTCACTATTCGAAAGTAAAATGGCAGCAGCTTCGACCGCATCGTGTAGCTCAATAAATACCTCGTCATCTGATATCTCGAGTTTCTTGATTATATTTGGGTATTCGGAAAAGAGTGAGTATTGCTAATTAATATTAAGTGTGCATTGCGCACTTAATATTAATTAGCTCCCAAAATGCAGGGTGCATCTTGCGATCACCCTTTTCCCATTGCTGCCACGCCCGTCTGCTTGTGTGTAGCATGTCAGCGCACTTATCTTGAGCCGCTGTAATTCCGATTCTGTTAGAAAGTTGCAAAGACTCTCTCAGAGATACTATTTCTGATGTTTTTGGATTATCCATTTACTACTTCATATAACTTCAATTCATCTTCACGGGCGAGCATTGGAATGATATAAACAGCCCCTTGCTCGTCTTCATCTTTACAACCATCATATCCCATTTTTACAGCGCACTCACCGCGTTTCCCCTGCAACCACCAAGACGAGTCAGCATCACACTCAAAATCTTGTTGCCATTCATTCTCACTTGCATCTAAAAGAGATTCCGCAAGCTCTAAATCACAATCAAAATACTCTGCAATTTCAGAAATAATTTGCTCATCGTGAAGCTGTGATGCACGAATGCACTCAAAATCAGCTTCATATACATAATAACAATTGCTTGCAGTCATCACGTATACATCATCAGAAAAAAACAAGCAGCTACCTGCTACGCCGTTGTTGTTGATTGATCCTGATTCTATTTTGTTTGGACTAGTGTGATACATGGTGCTCTCCTTAACTGTTAATACCAATATTACGCGCATTGCGCGTAATTGTCAAGGGAGGATACTCACTCTTTTCCGAATGCCCTTATATTTCTATCTGCTTCTGGCAGTTGTAAAAAATCTTCTTTGCTAACAGTGGAAAGAATGTCTTTTTTGTTTCCAAAAATAAGATGTTTCAATCCTTCCGCTGTTGCTGGGAATGGGGACTCAAATATAAATTTATTCATGACTTAGTCTCAACAATGAGCGGATGGTGTTGGCCATGAATGTAATGGTTCGTGCAATTCAGAAATACCAAATAAGGTCTATTTCATATGTTGTTTGATATTAAAGAAAGCCAGCAACTCCTCATTAAACTATTTTAAACGCGGTTAAAAACAACCAGCCAAGTGATAGCGCTTGTGACGTTGCGTTCTATGTAAACCCAGCAATGCACCAGGTAACCTCCGCGTGAGAAGCCTGCCGTAATGCTTGAGCATGTCATTACGACAAGCAGCCGAGAAGGTGATGTTGTGCTTGATGCGTTTATGGGAAGTGGATCAACAGGTAAAGCGTGTTTAAAGCTGGGACGTCGGTTTATCGGTATTGAGTTTGAAGAGGAAACGTTTGATACAACGTTGAAGCAACTACAAGCGCTTAGTGCAGAATAAGAGGTAATAGAAAGGCATCGGCGCTAACCGATGCCTTTTAATGTTCCAAGTAATCACTGGACTGCATGATGTCTGACATGGCATCACGCAGCTGCTGCTGAAGCTCTGGCGTCATGTTTCGAAGTGCGGTCACGATGCTGTCAGATAGTGCTTGAGCTTGCTCTTCGGAAGCACCTGTAAGTTCAACTGTGATTTGAGGGGTGAAATCAATTTGAATCATTGGCGTCGTTGGTTGCCCTGTGATCATAGTGGTGTCGTTCGAACTGTCCACTAGCTTTTCGACTCGTTCAACCTCTTCATTATCATTAAACGTATCGTAAAGCCACTCACCAACTTCTCGGCCAGCCATATCACCACCGATACCGCCAGCTATCATTCCGCCAGGAACGGGGGCAAGCGTTCCTGCGATGCCGCCGATAGCGCCGCCTACAATGCCACCTACATCTTCCCAAAGTCCTCGGTTGTCACCAGTGGCTATATCACCAGCAATCATTGCACCATTGATAGCGGTACCTATAACTGGAACGCTCTTTAATCCTGATATCTTACTGGCAAACTTGCCCACGTTGCTAAAACGACTTGCCTTTGTTAAATCCGCTGCGTTTTCTGCCGCCGCACCAGCGGCCACGTCAATGCTTTTTCCCATGAACCGTTTATAAAGTTTCCGACCTAATAATAGGGTGCCAGCACCCAACGCGGCCGTTTCGATAGCAGAGGAAGCATGTCCAGCCGATGGATTCTCAATCACAAAGTCAGTAAAGGTTTTACTTAAGTCTTGAATCGCACTTGATAAGCCATCTTGAGATTCAATTAAACCTGCAGTGGATTCATCAACCACTGATTGCGCAGAGCGTGCAGCATCTGTTCCTTGCTCAAATTTAGTACGAGTGCTTTGAGCAAGCTCTTTTAGATTGAGATCATGAAGAAATTTGTCTGGATTGTTGAGCGCTTCAATCATGGCTTTCAAGCCTTTGATGCCCACATCCTCACTCAATATCGTACCACCTGCAGCTTCGAGAATAGGCTTGACCACTCCTGGCGCTTTTTCCATTACAGGAACTAAGCTCTGCATAAAGGCGGCATAGGCTTCATCGGTGCCTTGTCCTGTATTTACCGCATGACGCATTCTTAACGCCGCCGTTAGAACGTTCTTGCGCTCCTTGTCATCGGTAATGGCTTCAATGGCACCAGTCGTGTTGTCATCACCAACTAGCTTGTTGAACTCACCCTGATCACTGAACCTTGCTTGGAAGCTTTCTTTTAAGCTATCCCCTAGTTTGTCATAGTTCCATACGCCAGCCTGACGACCAGCGGTTAATACAGCAGAATACTGATCCAATGAGATCTTATCGCCAAGCAAAGGGGCGTATTCTGCAAAGGTATCTAAGAGGTCATGGTTGTCATCACCCGTTGTCTGTCTAATTGCCGCAATGCGCTGAGCGGCTTCATCGATACTGACGCCAAATGCCTTCGCCGTATTACCAATGGCTCTCGTTAACTCTTGTGGGTCAAAGTCAGGAAAAACTTGGTTGAGTCGTACCGTTGCCGCTGTAAGCGCATTCGTATCTTTATCATCAAAGCCCTGCGTTCGAGCTAATCCCATGGCTGTAAATATTTCGCCGCTGGTGGCACCATCCGCGACTAAAGACGCTCGGAACTTGCGCTGTTCATCTGACTTCAGTTCTGATAAGTCTGTATTAGTTTGAGCTGCGTACATTAGCATATGCTTTGCCATGTCGTTACCACGGAAAAGCGTATAACCAGCTGCAGCAGCAATGCTACCAACCATGCCGAGTTTGTTGCCAAGACCTTCCATTTGAGCACTAGCATTGCCAAACTTATTGAGCGCTTGAGTTTGCTCTTTTAAGGCGCTGGTGGTTTTCTCTATTTTGCTTTGTAGTTTGGCTTCTTCACTGGATAAATCGTTCACATCAATGCCAGCTTTTGATAAAGAGCTGCGCATGCGTCGTAACTCTCGTTCGTTCTCATTGCTCGATGATGTGAGATCTTTATTTTGTTTTTCTAGCTTACCTAGTTCGTGTCTATGACGTTCAAACTCCGATGTGTCGCTTGCCTCTTTCTTGAGTTTCTTGAGTGCAGCGTTGTGTTTTTCAATCGACGTTAGGGTTTTGCTTTCCGCTTTGCTTAAGTCGTTGACATCAACGCCTACTTGTTCGAGTGCTTTGCCTAGTTTACGCAATTGGCGTTCGTAATCGCGAGAGCTGGTGGTAATGTCTCGATGCTCTTTTTCTAGCTTTTGCAATGCTTGAAGTTGAGGCTCAAGCATGTCTTCACTTTGCGTACCTTTTTTAATTTCCTTTTTCAGATCCGCAATGGCTGCTTTTTGTTTGTCGACGGCCAGCTTACTCTGCAGTTGCTGCTTTTCTAAATCACCAAGAGCTTGCTTAGCTTTTTTGTAAGCCGTAATGTCACCAACGGTTTTATTGAGGCTTTTGAGTTCGGTTCCTAACCGTTTGGACTCTTGAGCGGATTCTTTGCTTTGCTTATCCAGTTGGCCAAGTGCAGCTTTTTGTTTTTCAACGGCGCTAGTATTTTGCTTTTGTTGCTCTTGCAACTCTTCAAGTGCTTTTTGCGCTTTCTTGAATTTAGTGATGTCACCTGTTGTTTTTTGAAGTGAATCCACTTCTTTGCTCAAGCGCTTAGTTTCTTGCTCGATGGCTTTTGACTTGCCTGAAAACTCGTCCTGAATGCCAACAAGAAGCTCAAGAGCATAACCGTTACTTTGTTTTCTTGTTGACATTGTTGAACCTCTCAATCATGTAGGACATCTCATGCCAGTTCATACTCATTAGCTCTGAAACTGACACATTCATCTTGGAGTTTTTGTTGGATAGCGACTCAAACGCCTGGTTGAACATCTCGCTACTCATTCGAGCCAGGCTTAAACCTTTCCCAGCATGTGCGACACGTTTGCGTAGTCCTTAACTGCTAGCGAATCAACAATGCAGTCAACAGGTAGTTGAGTGCTTTCCGTTAATGCTGCTTCAGTAACTCGAACGAAATTGTTCTCTTGAGTAGTGTTCATCTCTAAAACACCAAATCGGCAAGTGTCCGCAATAAAGAAAGCGCGAACGGCATCGATGTAGACACTCTCAAATTCACCGATTGACCATTGCTCTGCATGAATGCGATCTCGAATAACGGCCTCGCGCTCTCGAATCATGCAGTCATAAACCTTGTTGTTGTATTTGATAGGGGTCTTAAGTGGACAAACGTCGAACTCAACGATGCACTGACCAATGATGGAGTCTGTCATTTGAACTGCTTGCGATTGTTCCGCCATATCAGCACTTACTAATTCTGTTGTTGATGCTTCTTGAGTCATGTTTTAAACCTCTTTTAAAAGACGTTTAAAGCTTATCTGCAAACCGTCACAAGCAAGGCAGCTGCCACGCGCGCGTAATAAAGATAGATAACATTTGCCCATCAAATATTGGAGTGAATCATGCTGCCAAAAATCCTAAAAAATGACATTCGAATGGAAGCGCTCTATGAGTTGACCGTCGAAGAATTTAACTCATTGCGGACTGTGATAAAGCGATTGGACATCATGGATGTATACAACGTCGATGCATCATTTTTGCCTTGGTTAGCTTGGTGGTTTCGAGTTGATGCGTGGGATGATGAATGGAGCGAAGAACGCCAAAGAGAATCGATAGCCAATGCTCTGATATTACGCAAGTACAAAGGCACTATTTGGGCTGTTGAGCATGCGCTTGAACTGTCTTTATTCGAAGCCACTGTTGTGCCCTGGTATGAAATGGCACCAGAAGGGGCACGAGGCACATTCCGTATCGATGCGATGCCAAGTGACAGTCGCAGTCTAACGCAAAGTGACTACGCGACGTTTATCACTCTCACTGAAAGTAATAAACAAGGCTCGCAACACTGGAAAGGCAATATCAAGCACGACCCAAACTTGGGTTCTGCATATGCAGCTCCTGTGATTCGAAGCCGTAAGCGGTGGGTTTCAACCAACACGGTACCATTGCATGTTACTGGAATTGTCATATCACCAACGAACATTACCGTTTATGAGGGAGACCCCGTCAGCGTCTCTGCAATAGTTCAAATGAGCGATGGGACCACAACTCATGATGTTCGGTTTGAGTCCAGTGATGCATCTATTGTGACCGTTGATGATGCTGGATTAGTTACATTTGCGGGGGAAGGCAATGCGAGTGTTTATGCTATTTCGACATTCAACAATATCTCTAGCGCCGAGTGTGTGGTTAGTGCGCTGCACGCTATTGCTCCAGTAGCTGTCTCTATTAATGAGTCGGGACCGTTGTATGTCTCAGAATCTGGCCAATTCACCGCGACTGTTACATACAGTAATTCTAACGTTATTAGCTCAGTTGATGATGCAAGCATTGTGACGTTTTCGTCGAGTGATGACTCAATCCTGACTATTGACGATAGCGGAAACTACACAGTTCTAGCGACTGGAGATGTAACAATTACAGCTACATCCACCGAAGACGCTGCAATCTTTGATGCTGCTGAAAGAACGACGGCTATAGACTACGACTTTGTACTGACTGCTGGTCAGCCTAGTACGAATAACTACTACTATGGCTACGGTCGCGATAGCTACGGTAATGTCGACCCCGGTGCTTGGGGAGATAGTGAGCATATAATTGCAGCTCTAGCGTCTCATTCGGAAGGCAGCTCTCCTGCAATTTACCCACTGACATTTAACTGTGATGCGATGGAGTTGTGGGACGGTGCAAAAAACATCAAGCTGAAATTCTTTACAGACACTGAATTTGTTGAGTCCCCAATTTCAAATGGATTCACATATACACAACAATACGGACGCTACATGTTTGATGATGCTCGCTCTGTATATGTGTTATTTCGCAACAATGAAAATAGAGATGTGTACGTAAAAGTGCTTGATGAGTCGCTTGACGTTAATAACACAATTGAAATGACAATCGGTCTGTATGAGGGCAGCTCATTCAGTGCGTGGGGCTATCGTGCCACATCAAGCACTGGAGAAACATCAAGCTCGTATAATAGTGGCAGAGCAATCGAAGTTTGTTACGTACGTGACTACTACTATGGCATGGCGTTGCAGAGCGAACTGGATAATGAATATTGGAACGGCTGGGAGTACATGAACGCAACATGGGAGTTTGAAGATGGAACGTCTCATGTATACGCAGGACGATTGCTCATGCATCCAGGGGAAGGCTTTTACACTTCCTCTGTTATTGATGATGAACTCATAGCACTAGCGGAAAACAACATTGATAAGCCAGTGTCGATTACGCTGTCAAAATCAGAAGCGCCATCCAATGTCATCGAAATTGAAATTGGTGAAGTGGAGATTGGAACTGGCGATGCTGCTTACGGATTGAGAGCTCCGTCGTCAACGGGCGAACTCATCGCAGGAGAGTTCCCAGACGCAAGTCCTGTAACAAGTGCGTACGTCAGAACGAAGAGTTACGGCTGTGTAATTGCAGGTGCATCTGAGCGCACATATTGGAACTACTTGAATGCAATTACTGTGACGTGGGAATTCGAAGATGAAACTAGCTACGAATTTCCCGAGCAGCTTGAGTATTACTACAATTCATCGACTGTAGAATCGTTTTATAAATCTAATTATATCGACGAAACGCTGATAGAAATAATCTCTGCACGAGTCGGACAAAAAGCAAAAATCATAGTAACAGAAGCTGAAACTTCAAAACTCTTAACTTATTTGCATTGGGAATTAGACCCAGCAGTAAAGGCATGATTATGACTAAATATTTTTCATATGTTACCGACATTGGTATCACAAAAATAGAAGCGGCGTACAACGCTGGTGAAACTATCAATTTAATCGAAATGGCGATTGGCGACTCGGATGGCGCATACGTAGAGCCGAACTCAGCGTTTACTGAACTAGTGAATGAGTTCGCACGAACGGCACTCAATGACGCATCTACAGACGACCATCTTATCCATGTCATCTCATACATTAAACCTACGGTAGAAACAGCCGAACAAACGCTGCGCGAATACGGGATCTACGATGACGAAGGCGATATGATTATCTACGGAGCGTATCCAGAGTCCCTTATCCCTAGTCTCGATAGCGCAGAACACCTTCAGTTAGAAGTTGAGAACATCACAGAGCTAGAGAGCGCTGATGTTGTGAATGTGACAGTAAGCCCCATTGTTCCGTACGCCACAGAGCTTGAAGCGGGCATTGCCAAAATCATCAAAGAAGAAGATGTTGAAGCTGGCACTGATGACTCAAAAATCCTAACTATATTCAAAATGCTCAAGCGTACAGCATCAACGATTCGAGCTGGCGTGGTTCAACTGTCTAATCAAACAGACGGCACTAGCGAAACGCTAGCTGCGACAGAAAAGGCTGTTGGAGAGGCAATGGCAAAAGCGAATGCAGCTCAAGATGCACTGGATGACTTCAAGGCTGAAGACAATCCATTTCCGCAATATCTACACAATGACGAACATGCGACACAGGCGCAAGCGGAGGAAGGCACAAGCGCAGGCGTCTGGATGTCACCACTTCGTGTTGCACAGCACTTTCTGTCAAAGCTGTCCGATAAAACAGACGGTGCTAGCCATGAGCTAGCCGCGTCGGAGTATGCGCTTGGTTTAGTGAACGCAAAGGCTCAAGAAGCTCTTGATGATGAAAAATTACATTGGGTGAAAGTGGCAAGCGGCTCTTGTTCCCTACCATGGAAAAATAGCACGACAGGCGCATTAGTTGGTACTATAGAAACGGGCTATCCAGCCACCTCCCGTAATCACCGTTCTGGGCGGTTTAAAGTGAACATTCTTTCTGGCGGCGATGCATCATCATCTGACCCTAATAATTGCTGGTGGGCCTTTAAGGGCGATCCGCGAGAAGTGACGTTCTGGAACGGCATTGCTGGTACTAATCAGGTTATGATTGATGTTTATGGTTTTGGTGCAAATCTTCAAAGTGGCACAGGTGCTACAAGTTGGGAGTTATGGGAGCTACAATCTGATTCAGCTACAAAAACAGCAGAGCCAGAGCAACACACTGAACCGCTGCTTGTTTATAACTACACCACTAAAATTTTCACCCTCGTTTCGTCTGGCAATGACGATGATATACCTCAGGGTTCCGTTTTAATTGATGACGATGAAGCCATGAGGATTCAAGCAGAAAAAATTGCTGATAAATGA